GGGGTTCCACATACGCTACACGGTTTCAGCTTCATCGTCTTGTTCCTCCTCAACTACGACCAGCTTTACTGGTACGATTTGGTAATCTTTCCCACAACCACGACACCGAAAGTCTACCTCCGCAAAGTAGCGGGTCTCGTAGAGTATCGCACTGTGAGAGCTTGTCCTCTGGTGGTGCGGGTGGTAGCGGTAGTCTGTGCCGCACACAAAGTTGCCTGTCTTGACGTTCTGTATCGCATACATGACAACCTCCTCAGTTTCCCACATAGAGGACAATGCACGGCTTCCAGTACGGCTCATAGGCCACGAGCTTGTCCTCAATGAACTTGTCAAACTCGCTGTCAGAACCTTCAAAGTCGGAGTAGAAGTCCCGCATACGCTCCTCAAATTCCTCCCGGTCTGTGAAGCACCGCTCCTCCTCAACCTCCTGCTCACAGTCAAGGAACTCCTCTACGGAAGCGGAAACGCTGGAACAGCTCATGTAGGAGTAGTCCCCGCTGTTTGCGTCCTCTCCTGCGAACACGAGAAGGGGCAATCCGGGGTTGTCGATGATAAGCTGTCTCAGCTCGTCCCCGGAGTGGAGCAAGCCCGTAGGCTTCTTATCCTTCTCCATCGTCCTTCGCCCCTTCCTCGACCTCTGTCTCAGGCTCAGTCTCGGCGGGAATGTCGGTCTCCTCGCCAAAGTCGATGAACCGCACCAGCTTTCCCATGCAGTCGGGGCAGAGGTCTACCGTCCTTCTGCTGTGAAAGTCGTTGTTAATGTCGAAGTCCAAGAACCTGATTGCATTGGCTTTCTCAGAGTTGCGGAACTCCTTCTCGCCCTTGTACTGCTCGTAGAGCGTCCCGCAACGGTCACATTTTCTTGCTCTCATTTGTGCTTACCTCCCATAACAGCGATTGCACATCTTTGTTTGTCCTCAATCCACCAGCCGCACATCTCCCGGAGACAGTAGACAGGCTGAGTGCCGATACTGACCTTCCCATCCTCCTCGACCACCGTATTGGTGGTGAGGAGAGGGCAGATACTTTCTTTAGCCATCGTGTTAGACCTCCTCGCTTGCCCCAACCGCTTGAGCCAGCTCGTGCATGAACTGGTTTGCGGCTTCCTTATCCTTGAAGTACCCGTAGACCGTAACCACGTTTCCCTTCTCAACGCAAAGGGCGGGACGTTTCCTGTCGGGGAACTGGAAAGCCCCAACTCTTGCGTCATTGAGACCAGTCAACACTCTTGCCATCACATGACCTCCTTGAGCTTCAAGCCCCAATAGATTACGAAACCGCTGGAAGTGGATTTCCTATCGAACCATTCCGGGTGTCGCTCCATCTCTGCGTTGAACTTCCTCGCTGAGAGCTGGAAAGCACCCTCAGACTTCGCCCACACCTTGTAGGTGTTGTACAAGTCCTTGGCCTTGATGTTTGCGCTCTCGTCACGCACACAGCGGTTCTCAAGGAACTGCAACACGAGGTCGTTGTCCCGCTCGTACCGCTTCACCACCTGTTTCAGCTCCTCGCCCATCTCAAGCCCGTGTTCCTTGTAGCGGATATACCCACGCACCAGCCACATGAAAATACCGCTCATAGCTTCGGGAGAGGTCAGCTCGTCCTTGAGCCGTGTGTCCTGCTCCTCCGGGGAGAAGTGCCGATTGAACTCAATCACCTTGATACGCTCGGAAGCGAACAGGCTTTTGTCCGTAACCATCGGAAGGTCGTTGCAGGACAACCAGAGCGTGAACTGCGGCTTGAAGGTGATAGCTGACTGGTAGAGCGCACGAGCGGAGATTTCCTCGCCGCCTGTGAGCTGTTTGATTTTCTCCTCGTCCAGTTTGCCGTACTCGTTGCTCTCGGACATGGTGACGAACCTTTTACCCTTCAACCCGGCAAGAGTCGGGGAAGCGGCTTCTGCGTCCTTCTGACGGTCTCCCCGGCAAATCATACCCACGGGAACGACCTTGGAATAGTCACCGAGCATGGTCTCAATGGTGTTAAGTAAGGTCGATTTGCCGTTTCTGGTGGTCTTGCCGTGGAGGATGAACATACACTCCTCGTTGCTCATACCGAGCATGGAGTAGCCCAAAGCCCGTTGCAGGAAGTCGGACTTGTTCTTGTCACCCTCCGTCACCTCGTCAATGAACTTCTCCCACCGCTTGCAATGCACATCACGGCGAACCGTGTGCTTGAAGTTGGTCTGCATGGTGAGAAAATCGTCCCACCGAGCTTCCCGGAAGGTGAAGTCGCTCAGATTGTACGTCCCGTTCAGACAGTTTATGAGGTACGGGTCAGCGTCAAACTCCGTTGCGGCGATACGAAGCTCACCCGTTGCGTCCCGGAGAATACGGTCTCTCATACGCCTGTCACCCATGCTGTTGACGAACTTGGTGTAGCTCTTGCGGGTATCATCGTCCGTGATTTCCCCACAGTAGAGAATCATCAACCTCACGAAGTCCTTGATTTTCTCGGAGACGAGAATTGCGCCCTCGTCCTTACGCCACGCTCCCTCGTGGTAGGTGTACCAGCTCTTGTGTTCGGGGCAGTAACGGGCTTCCCGGTTGTAGAGCATACCGAACAGGTTTGCCATACCCATTTCAGACCACTCAAAGCCAGAGCTGGTCTCGTCCGCTTTCTCCGGGTGGTAGCTCTTTATCATGTACATTTTGTCGGACAAGTCCTCGTCCATGATTACTCGGCCTGAGTGAAGCTGGAAAAGCTCTCTGTCTACATTTGCCATATCATCACCGTACCAAGTCCCTTATGTCCACGACAAAGCCAGAACACAGGTCAAGTCTGCCTTTCTTCTCATATTCCTTCGTGGAGAAGACGTAGATACGCCCATCCTTGTCGGTGGCAAGACTGCACCCGTTCTTCACCAAGACCCCACGGAGAAGGTCAAAGGCCATGTGTACTTGCTTTTTGGTCTCCTCGTTCATTTGCTGTCCTCCTCTGCGATTTCCCGGATATAGGGCAAGTGGGAGAGGATAGCGCACAGGTTGTTCCACTCGTCCAGCTTGTGTCCCGCCCTCTGGTGGAGGATAGCGTACACGTTCTCATAGTTCATGGTGATGGTGCGCCGCTGGTTGTAGGAGGTGGGGAGGAGCTGAATCATCTGCCACCAGTAGTCCTTGTCCTTGGTTTCCAGATACTTTTCCCGTGCGTTGTTCAGCCGCTCAATGGTCTTTCCGAAGTACACGACATTTTCACTGAGCAAGTGTTCCACGCTGAAATCATCGGCGGTGAACTCCTTGGCGTGAATCTTGTGCATAGTGGAACAGGAGTTTGCCACCGTACCCACCTTGTAGGTGTCAAATTCCTTCCACCAATAGAGTGGAGCGGTAATGTCCATAGACACGAAAATCTGCCGAAGGTACTTGCGGTGTTCCGTGCCGCCCTTATACAGTCGGCGCATGAGGGAGAGGTCGTTCTCCCCAATAATCATGTCAGTGTAAATGTCTTCTCCGAGACCGAAGGTTGTGTCTGACTTCGCCCAAGAATTAAGAGGATTTCTCATGCCACGAATAGCGTGTTCGTACCCCCAAAAGTCAATGTTTTCTACCGAAATCACAATGATTACCTCACTTTCTCTCCCTCGTAGAGCGAGGGTCATTGAGACCCCCGCTCATACGGCTTCGCTTCTTACTGCACGTTCTCCTCGTAGGACTCGGAGAGCGCATTGTGCCGGGTGACGATGTTGGAGTTCTTGGCAGAGCCGTTACCAGCCGCCGTGTTGTACTCCTCAGAGACGCTTGCACCGTTGTCACTGGTGAAGAACTCCACCAGCCAATCAGCCATCGTCTCAGCGTCCACGGAGTCAGCCACGGACTTGGCGAAGAACGGGACGAGGGACACGAAATGGGTCTCGGTGTAGAGCTTCTTGGCAACCTTCGCTTCGCCCTTTTCCACAAGGGCGGCGTGGGTATCAGCTACCAGCCCGAAGACCTCCTCCATAGCGGTGCGCTGTTCGTCCGTGATGTTCGTGGTCTCGAACAGGGGGTTGAAGACTCTGCTCTCGAAAGAGACCTCCTCCACAGGAAGGTTCATCATGCACCAGACCTTCATAACGAGCGTGACCTCGTTCTTGTTGTCTCTGGCCTTTTCGGTGAGCATTTCCTCAAACAAGGAGTGGGAGCCGATTTCCAGCAACAGACCGATGTTGTTGCAGGAAGCCAACAGGCGGGACTTGGTACTCAGGGGCTTACCAGCGTTGAGCCGCTTGAACAGCTCCCGCTCCTCCTCGGCGGTCAGGTTGTCGAAGTAGGTCACGGTGAACATGGTGGAGGAAATGGTGTCTTGCAGAGCTTCGGGAAGGTCGCTGAACTTCATCCCGGAGATGTTGACCTCATGCTCGGCGTTGTCGGCTTCATCGTGGTAGCTCACAGGCTCAAGGTCGGTCAGAGCGAACTTGTCCTCAAGGAACTGTGCCACGGTGGAAAGTCTCTGCTTGCCATCCATGATACTGTACACGGCGTTCTTGTTCTCGTTGCACCGCTTGGCGAAAATGGGCGGCACGGGGTAGCCGAGAATCATGCTCTCAATGAGAGCGGACTTGCGCTTGCGCTCCCACACATAGCTCCGCTGAACAATGTGGTCGAAGTCGATTTTGCCGTTGGCGGTCATGTTCTTTAACTGCTTGGCACTCCAAGAAATGTTAGCTTTTTCCAGACTCATAACAAAGTCCTCCTTATAAATTGTTGGTTATGCGGTCAAGAAGCTGTTGATACAACGTCTTGTACACGTTCAGTTCTACGAGGGTGGAATCCGTGGTCTCCTCCCTTGCGTTAGGGACAGGAGCGGGGATTGTAATACCGAAGGAACAGAGGAGAGCGGTGTCTATGGACTTCATTTCTTCCTCCGTACACCTCTTTACGAATGTTCCCAACCGCTCCTTCGAGACTGTCTGCACGTTCTCACACATTGCGATAGAGGGGACGTTGCAAGCAACTCGAACATGGGTAGGCATGGGCTTCTTGTCTCGTGAGGTGAGGAACACGACCTCCACGTTGGGAGAGAACTTGTTCCCCTTGTCGTTGGATACGATAACGGCGGGGCGGCTTCCCATCGGCTCAGAGCCAGTCACATACTTGCTACCAGCCACGAAGAATATGTCTCCCCTGTTTACCTCATTGGGGGGGGATTTGCGATTGTGCATGACATTTGATACCTTTCCTTTCTCCCATGCGCCCCACAAGGGGGCGCAGATATTAGATTTTGAAAGCGGGGCGAACACCACTAGAGGAGGAAGCGTTGACAGAGCCGGCATCGCCAATGTAGTTGCAACCAGCGAAACGGGAAGCGGAGTTCTTCACCACGTCCTGCAACCAGTACCACTCCCACTCGTCCGTGTCTTTGCCACAGAAAGCGATACGGTTCTTTCTCTGCTTCATCGGCTCAAGCTGAGTGCCGTACTGAGTGTCACCGTAGACGTTCTCACCGAAGACCTCCCGCTCGGTCAGGAGACGGAGCTTGTCTCCGTTGGCGAAGGGCTTCATGCGGTTTCTGATGTACTCCGGGAAGGTGAGGAGAATATCTCCGTTGAGCTTCCTTCTGAGGTAGCTGGCTTCGTAGCCGCCCTCGGTGGTACAGTCCTCGTTCATGGGGTACTCGTCCTTGAGACAGTCCACGAAGACGAACAGCATACCGTCAGACTCCTCACGCATAGCCATAGCGGAGACCTTCTCGCCAGTGTCGAGAGTGAAATCAATCACATCTCCGAGCTGGAAATCTTCGGTATCGACCACGGCGGTTCTGTGAACGGTAATGCCTACGGTCTGAGCTTCGAGGAATTTTGAAAACTCAGCGATTAGGGCTTGCTTCTCAGTGTTAGTCATAATGTTTTCCTCCTGTTAATCCTGTTCGGATTGTTTCTTGTCTTACCGTGATTAGAATATAGCACAGTAAAGATTAAATGTCAATACTCTTTTTGAAATTTTTTATCTTTTCCGTGCAAGTTTTAATCTACCGCTTGTAGCGGGTCACGCTGTTGCAGATAGACCGAAGCTCATTCCTGCCGAGCGAGGGGTCACAGGCCACAGTGTTGGCGTACACCAGCTCGTCATAGATTTGCTTCTTCGAGTACCCAAGGTTGTGGAGCATACCAGCCAGAGAGGTGAGACAGATATTGCGGCTCCCCGGTGTAATGCGTGGGTACACAGGTCTGAGCTTGATACGGTTGTTCTCTGGCTTCTCCCATATCGGGGTGTAAATGCGGCTTCCGATAGGTGCGCCCTTCTTCTCCTGCCGAGTCTCAGGAAAGTACCGCTCCACCACATAATCAATGGCTTCCTGATTCTCCTCAATCGTGCGGTAGAGCAACGTGTCCCCGGTCATAATGAAGTACCGTGCCGCCTTGTAGATTTCCACACCAGCGAGGTTGTTCTTCCCCTTGAAGGGGAGCGTCCCTCTGAGAATGATGTGAAAGCCCCTACCACTCCTTGACTTTTCTGTGTAGCTCTGGCACTTGCCGAGAATGTCTGCGGCAAGTGGGCTGATAAAGCCCTCCTCGTCATAGCCCACGTCAATGTCAATCCCGACATAGCCGTTGTCATTGAACACGAAACCACAGTAGTCGTAGTTCCCGTTCTCCACGGCTTCCAGAGCCGTAGAGAAGGGAGACCACGTTTCCGAGTTGGTGGAGGAAGCGGCGAGTGGATTGACCGCCATCATCGGCACTTTGCTCCCATTACAAGCACAGACCCATTGATTGAGATTGCTCAGTTCTTCGGGTATGTTCTCATAATGGTTCACACCAAGCCCCTCCGTTTCGCTACCCTGTGTTCCAGCTCACTAATGAGCTTCCAGAGCGTGTCCTGCTTGATGTGCTTCTCCTTGGCAAGCTGGTACACGTTGTCGGGAATGGTATCGCCCTCACGGTAGATGGTGAGCAACAGCTCCCGGTCTTCATCAGAGAAGTCCTTGAGGGCGTTCTCACAGGCAATCCAGTTTTTCTTGTCGGACTCGGTACGGAAATAGTTGGGCTTGGTATGCCGAGCGTAAAATCTCATGCAATGTTGGACATACTCAGAGTAGTAGGTTCTCGCCATTTTCACTCACTCTCCTTATCCTCGTTCACACGGCGGCTTTTCTTCCCGGTCTTCTTCTCGCCAACAGGCTCACCCTCGAAGTACCACTTATCGTCCACGTTGATAGGGTATCCGGGTTTGTCGGACTCCTTGAGTTCGCCTATGTCGATGATGTGTTGTGCCGAAGCAACCGCCATCTGGCTTCTCACGAAGTCCTTGCCCGTTTTCAGCAGGAACGTGACCTTGCCGTTGACGTTTTTCAGCTTGTAGTTCATGGTGTTTCCTCCTTAGATACCAGCCACATGAGAAGCCAGCATATCTGCGTGGTGCGTCCACAAGACGTTCTCGTGGATGTGTATAGCGTTGGTGTAATCGCTCCACTCCTCCCGGTCTGTGAAAGCTCCCATGTGATAACGGATACAGAGAACTTCCTCAGAGGTCAGCGTTAAGAGCGTGGAGAGAATCATTACCGATTTGTCACCGTGACCCTTCAAGGGAGTGTTCTTGTTGTACTCCCATGCGTCAGGGTCATAGATTGTCTTCTCGCTCACGAGGTCACGAATTACAGCCGTTGCGGGGTGCTTGTAGCTGTCGATTTTGCAGAGGTCATGGAACATACCAACGACATAGGGGCTTCTCTCGTTCTGCCACGAGAGACCGTTGCAAATGGTCAGGCGTTCAAGCTGTTTCATAACCTCGTAGGAATGGTCGAACAAGCCGCCCTCATAGGCTCCGTGGTACTTGGTACTCGCCGGGGCAACGAAGAAACCGCCCTCAACCAGCGTGTCGATACCTTCCGGGGTAAGGGCTTTCGCCGCTGGTGACTGCATGAACAGCTCAATCCGTTCCTCCTTGGTGGTCTTCTTGCTCATGGTCTTCCTCCTTGTTCCATTCGGAAATGTCGATACCGTAGTCCTTGAGCTTCTGGTTACACAGCCACACGCTATCACCTGTGTCCATCTGGTAACGGTTCACAAGGGCTTCGATTTCAGTGGAAAAGTAATGGTGAAACGCTCTCAGCCGCTTCTTGCCGAAGTGGAACTTTTCATGGAGTACCCACAGCACGAGAGCGTCTATTTCGTCAGCGTTTTTACGGTCATACTCGGCGCATTGGCGGGAGATTTCTTCATCAATGGCTTTCTGTTCTTTGCTGTTGAACTGAACGCCAAAAATGCGGCTCCCAGCTCTCTTGAACAAAGCCATACTCACTCACCCTCTCGGTGAAGACTTCTCTCCGTGTCAAAGCCATCGGGATAACGCTGTTTCAGCTTGTCCACGTTGTTCTGCAAGACCGTTTCGAGGTCGTAGCCGATAGCGTGAGCGGAAATCGCCAGATACCAAGCGCAATCCCCTAACTCCTCTGCCAAGTGAGCCTTGTCCAGCTCATGCCCTTGGAACAAGTGCTTTTTCACAATGTCAAGGCACTCGCCAGACTCACCTCCCAAACCGATAACACCGTTCACCAGCATACCGTAATGCTCGTGATTCATACCACTCGCTGTTCTCAGAGCGGCGGCTTGATACTCATTGGGTGTCATTGTTTCCCTCCAATTCCAAAAACTTGTTGAGATACCAAATCGCTTTCCGCACATCTTCCTCCGGGGAGGAGTGCTTGCTCATGCACCGATAGAGGTACTTGAAAGCGTTCCCAATGCAGAAGGACTTGACCTTCTCTGTGCCAAGAGCTTCCTGCATGACCTCAATACACTCCAACTTACCCGTCCCATAGTGAGAGGGGTGATTTACTGTTTCTCCCATTTTCTACCTCCTATAAAGGGGAGGGGAGACAGGCTCCCCGTCCCTCATTTCTCAGCCGAGCAAAGCGTCAAGGTCGAGACCGCTGGAAGAAGGGGTCTCCTGCGGCTTCTGAGTGGCCTTCTGAGCCGTTTTAGCCTTGGGGGGTGTAGACGTACCACCCTCGGTCTTCCCCAGCGTTAGAGCTTGCGGAACGGGGTCTACGTCAAAGTATTCGGCGGGGGCTTTGTCTCCGAGGTTGGCGAAGGTCACGGTCTTATTGGGGTCTTTCTTGGAGGGGAAGTTGGAGTGCGTGACCTCCGCTTCGATGAAGTGGTCTACCAGCTCCTCCGGGTCAATGTCCTCCAAGGTGAAATCGTTCATAGCGGTCTTGGCGAAGTAGGAGAAAGCGTTCATAGCTCCCTCGTTGAACGTATCGTCCTGATTCTTGATGGAGAAGCGCTCCGTATGGGTCATGCCTTGCGCCGTGACCATCTTGATTTCGATTTTGCCAAACTCCTCGTCATAGGAAGCGGCGTAGATACGGAACACATAGGTTCCTTCGGGAATGAGCGTGAAACCGCTCGTCATAGGGATTCTTGCCATTTCTCTTTCCTCCTCTTATTTCACCGTCATGCGGTATTGCGTAGATTTCTTGGTGTACTTGTCCAGCAGACCGTCCGCTTTCAGAGCGTCCTTGTCCACGGTTGAGGTCTCGCTCCGGGAGACCGCCCATGTGTAGCGGCTACCCTTGATTTCGACCTTCTTATCCCCGTCACGGAACTGCGTCATAGCGTGTTCCTTGAGAACATCGTTGATTTCCTTGAGCCGCTTCTCCTTGTCAGCGACCTTCGCCGCCGCTTCATCCAGCTCGGTTTTCAGACCTTCCGCTTCGGAAATGAGAGCGTCAATGTCGGTATCCGGGGACAGGTTGTTGGTGCGAAGGGCTTTCAGAATTTCAGCGTCCTTCTTCTCGTCATAGTCAGGGGAAATGCCCGTCAGAACGTGGTCGTTCCACCACTTCGTAGCTTTCTCCACCATCATGTCGAAGTTGGGGTATCTCTCAGATACCTTGAACTCCACCGTAATGGTGTTCTTGGCAGACGGTTTGAACTTCTCCGGGGTGTCGTAGTCCTTGGACTCAAGGAACGAAGCGACCATGATAACATCATCCACGCCCAACAGGTAGGCGTACAAAGCCGCTTGGAGGGCGTAATACTCAGGAACGTCCTTCGCCCAATCCTCAGACCGCTTGGTGGTCTTGAACTCCAAGACCGCTTCGGTCTTCTCGCCATCGTCCACCAGAATGGAGTCCCACATACCGCCGAAGATGGGAACTTCATGGAAGAAATCGCCGTAGGTCTTGTTGAAGAAGTTCTCGCCAAAAATGTCGGTGGGCGTTCTCAGGTTGTCCATGACATAGGCTTTCTTCATATAGGCGATTTGCTTCGGCTCAATGGTCTTGCCAGCCACCGTGTAAATGGTGTCCTCGAAAGGCTCCTGATAGGTGCGAGTCACCTCACACCAAATCTCGAAGGGGGAAGACCACGGGTTCAGACCGAGAATGGAAGCGAACCGTGTACCAGTCAGCTTCTTGGGACGCTTGGGAGGGTCTACCTCAATGTGGTTCTCAACCCATTTCATGCTTCCTCGCCCTCCTTATCAGCCAGCATTTCAGAGATACCAGTGAGCAACTTCTCACAGTCGGCCTTGCTGATTTGCGTGAAGCCGTTGGTGTCAACAGCGACCTTCGCAATCATCTCCTCTTTCTCCGGGTGGGCTTCACGGAGCTTCTTGAGAGCGGCCTTGAGCTGTTTGATTTGCAAGGCACTGGCAGTACCTTCGGAGTTCGTCAGCCCCTTCTTGACTTCATCACGCTCGGCGGGGGTTGCCGGGGGAGCTTTAGGGGCGGGGGCAGGAGTCTCGCCGCTGTCACCGTTTCCGAGAGAAGCGTCAATGCCGTCACTCTCGCAAATGTCCAAGGCCAGCATATAGAGGTAGCGGCGCATATAGGTGATAGACGAACCGAGGGCTTGCATTTCGTTGGTGGCCTGTTTGCCGCTGTTGCTCACGATGGGAGCAATCTGGTTGAAGGGGGCAGAGAAGACAATGGTCTCCTCGGCGTTGTCGGCGTTGATGAAGGTCATGGTTGCCGTATCAGAGGTGAAGTTGACAACGTGGAACAAGCCAAGCTCCTTGAAGATACGGGTTGCCGGGGGAACAATATCGTCCAGCTCGAAGTATTTGAAGGAGAGGTGCATATTCTTCCCGGTCTTCTGCACGTCCGCTTCGAGGAACTTCGCTCTCGCTTCCAAGAGCTTCCGATAAATGTTCATCGGCACAGGGGTTTCGGTCTCGGTCTTCTTAGGGGTAGTAGCCATTTTCTTTGTCCTCCTTGTTTTTTTCTCAGGTTTGATACCCATGAAATCATTGATTCGCTTTTTTGCCATTTCGATGTAGAAGGTCTTGTCCACATCGTCAAGCGTAAGGTGGTTGTCGTTGTCGATAATGCAATGCTCCGGGAGACTGTCGATTTTAGCCGTGGAATCGTCCTCAGCCTTGACCTTATAGAGCTTCCCGTACCGCTCGTCAGAGGTGGCGTACACCCGGTTTACCTTCTGGACAGGCTCTTTCACGCCATCGACCAAGTGATAGGCTTCTCGGTACTTTGCGCCAGCTTTTGCCACGATTTGAAACTGGAAAATATCTGTGCAACCGTTGATTGTCTCCTCCACGGGTGTACCGTGTGTGAAATACTCCTTGAGAGCGGTTGCTACGACACAGCAGGAATTGTTGATGTTGAAAGCTCCTGCGGGGGCGATACCTTTCACGAGGTAGCCACCCTTGGCCTTTGCCTTTCCTCCGGGTTGGATTTCCACATAATTGTTCACATCTTTCTGTGCAATCTTGGAAATCGTATCGGTCTCAAGCTCAAAGCCCGTGCGGTCTTGCCACTCCTGACAGATTTCGTCCAGCTTGCCGTAATCGGCTTTCGCCAGCTCGACCATGATACCGTCCGTGTTGAGCTGGACGATTCTCAAGCCCTCAATGTCTTGGTAACAGTGCCGTGCCAGCTCCAATAGGTACAACTGACCTGAGATACACACTGAGCGTCCCATTAGTGGGTCGAACAGGGCATTGTACTTGTTGAGCAAGCAACCGTAGGTCGTGTTGCACACCAGCTTCAAGGCGTTTGCCGTTGCGGTGTCACCAGCGGCTTTCGCCGCCATTCTGTCGTTCAGAACGTCCTCGTAAATCTTCGGTGACGGGATATTGCGGCTCGTGTAACCGTTGATGGTACACAGGTGTGGGTAGTAGCTACCAACGTCCTTGTTCTTCATTCCACGGGTCTCGGACTCCTCCCACATGAAGTTCGGGATAGCTCCGTGTATGCCGCCGAAACCTATCGTGACAGGACACTCACCCACGCTGATTTCCAGCTTCGACTTGAAATACTCCTCGTCAGGCACATTTTGGTCGTACATCCTGTCGAAGAAGTCAAAGACCTCCTGCGGGATATACTCACGGCGTAGATTTTCGGGGTAGACGTACTTCCGTTCATCGTCATGCTTCTGCGGCGTAGCTTTCAGCATTGCCGCCGTGAGCTTGGCGTTTGTCATTCCCATAGCCTTTACGTCAGAGAGACCAGCCAGCCGCCCAAGGTGGATTTTGTTCTTGAGGTAGTCCTTGCGAATGTCAACGAGCTTTTCAGTGGTGTTTACATCGTGCTTGCAGTAGAACTCTGTTTCCTCTCGCTCCTCCGGGGTCAACGGTCTGTCGAGGTCGAAGGGAACGGTACTCTCTTTCACGGACATTCCAAGGTGTCCTTCGATAGCTTTCAGAGACAAGCCCATCTGCATATCGTCCTTTATGTCCACGTTGCTGAAAGCAAAGTAGAAGCCCTCAAGCAAGGGGCAATCCCAGCCCTGACCACCGCCGATGATGTAGTCATTGACTTTCTTCACTTCCTCTGGCACAAAGCCAGCGGCAATGGCCTTGACAATGAACTGGTCGTAGTGCTTGGAGTTGAAGCCGATATACACGCAATCGTCAGACAACGCCATTTTCAGAGCTTCATTGTCGTTCCAAATGCAAGTGAATATCCCGCTCTCCTTGTCCTTGAGCGTCACCAGCCAGTCGTGTGCAAAGACCTCACAATCGTAGGTTACAATCCTCATTTCCCACTCTCCTCTCCGATGAAGTAGCAGTCGTTCTTTCGATAGACAGCGCACCGCTTCTTGTACACCCGTACCAGATAGGCGATATTGTCCACGAAGTCATAGGCGATTGGGTCAGCCTTGCCCTCGAAGGTTCGAGCGATACGACCAATGCTCTGAGTTACCACGGCGAAGTCCTTTTGGGGAGTAGTGAGGAACAGCCGCTCCAAACACGGAATGTCCAGCCCCTCTTTTGCCAGCGAATAGGTTGCAAACAGGTACTTCTTCCTTCCCGTTCTCATGTCCTCAATCGCTTTCTCCCGCTCGGCCTTGCCCTTCTTGGAAGTCATTCTGCCGTTTACCATGACCGCTTTCTCCTGCATGGTGGGAGGTAGAGAGCGCATGAGATTTGTGAGATGTTCTATCCTGTCCGAGAGAATCAGGCAGGAGTGAGCTTGCTCATAGGCAATCCACGAGGAGATGTAGCCTGTCCGATGTTCGTTGCCGCACAGATAGCTAATTAGCTTCGTGTAGTTCAGCGTCCCATCGGTGTTCACACAAGCTCGGCTCATTTCAATGCCCGTGTTCA